GGTTCAGTCTGTCATCTATCCTGTCAAACCGTTCCATTATCTGATGGAGCATCATCTGGAATGTCTCCCTGTCTATCTGTATCATAATGAATTCTGTTTTTAGTGTAATAATTCCATTTTTTACACCGTGTTGCGCAACAGGTTTCATTATGATATAGGCCAAAACATGGACCAATGCAGCAATACACACCCATATAAAAATATATCCCACTGGATTACAGTGAGATAAAAAATAGAAATTCAAAAAGACATGTTTGGGTAACGTTGCAGAAACATTGCAGTTGCGAGAAGCTATTGCAATGTTTTGCGATATATCAGACGGCAAATACCGTTACGGAAACTTTTTGAGGAGTGCAGATTCCAGGAGCAGGAATCAAGAAAATCAGATATTCGTATTCCATGGCCGGAAATTACAGGCAGCATATAGATGACAATTTCGTCGGGAAGGTGATATACAGACAGTCTGCGTAATATTTCCGTATCTTCACGTTCGGATATTATTGCCTGGAATATGGAATCAGAGGAAGTGGTATCCTTGAAACAGATAAGATCGACCATCGGGTAGTCAGGGGCTATGGAAAATGTGCTGTGCTGTTTCCAGAGAAGGAATCCGTTCCTGTCTTCTCTTATCCATTCCATCAGCTTGTCATCATCCGGGAAGTAACCGTCGATGGTCATTGCGAATACGATCTGAACTTTTGCCATACCTCTACCTGTTATAAATAAAAGCGTGAAACTCACACATTTTCAGGTAGGGGCTCTGGTAAGCCCATTGTAGATAATGCATGAGCTCACGCTATTTTTAGGCATAGCATAAGCTGCACGCAAAAGTCTCTACAATTTGAAATTTACCAGATTCCTACCTGAGACGTCTTGCGACTTATGTATAATAGGCGACAGCCGCTTTGCGGCGTCGTCATATTTTATTTCAAAATACAGACATGGCCAATAGACCAGTCTGTTACAAAATTAGTCATTTTGCCGGAATTACAGGCAATTCACTGCAAAAAATATTCATTTCAGCCCATATTTGTTCATCTTACGGTACAATGTAGCAGGATTGATGCCGAGCAGTTCTGCCGTTTTTTTCCGGTGGCCGCCTGTGGCTTTTAGAGCCTTGATGATGGACAGTTTTTCTTCTGTCATGCCATCATAATAGACAGAATTTGCAGATACGGTATTCGTATTGATGCCGATATCCATGCACTCCGGTTCGATGACCGGTTTTTCTGTCAGCAGCACGGCCCTTTTTATCTTGTTCTGCAACTCCCTGATGTTCCCCGGCCATTCGTAGGAAAGGAGAAGCTGCTGGGCTTCTATGGAAAATCCTTCAGTATCCCTTCTCAGTTTGGTGGAAGATTCTTTCCTGAAAAATTCCGCGAGTGGCAGAATGTCTTCGGGACACTGGCGTAATGGAGGTTGCGTTATCTCAAATTCTCCCAGTCTGTGATAAAGGTCTTCACGGAAGCGTCTTTCCGCTATGGCTTTGGGAATATCCTCGTTCGTGGCCGCAACTATTCTTACATCCGCATGTCTTTCCTTGCTGTCCCCTACAGGTATGTACGTGTTTTCCTGCAAGACTCTTAAAAGGACAGACTGTACGGAATAAGGCAGCGTCCCTATTTCATCCAGGAACAGTGTCCCTCCTTTTGCAAGGTCGAAATATCCCTGTCTGGCTGTATCAGCTCCGGTGAATGCCCCTTTTGCATGACCGAACAGAAGTGAAGCCGCGAGCTCCCCGGGAATGGCTCCGCAGTTTACCGCGACAAACGGAGCTTCATGCCTGTCGCTGTAGTTATGTATCATCCTCGCAACCGATTCCTTACCGGTACCGTTTTCCCCCAATATCAGTACCGACATATCGGATGGAGCGACCAGTTTTGCCTGTTTTTCACATTTTACGGCTTGTGCGCTTGTCCTTTTGAACAGATGCTTTTCACCGTTCCAGACAGCGGACATGTGCTTGAGGAATGTATCCACAAGTTCAAGGAGTTGTTCCCTGTGAACCGGTTTGACCAGATAGTCCTTTGCTCCGAGTTTGATCGCACGCACCGCGTCAGGATAGGAAGCGTATTCGGTCATCACCACAAATGGAATATGAATGTGTTCCCGGTTTATCCATTCAAGCAGTTCTATGCCATTTCCTTGAGGCAGTCTTACATCTGAAAGAATCAGGGCAATATTTTCGGCTTTCAGTACTCTTTTTGCCGCAGGTTCATCCATGGCGGTTGTGACAGCATAGCCGCAACGTTCAAGCCAGTCCCTTTGCAGTTGGGACAAGGCTACGTTATCTTCAACTATCAGTATTTTCCTTTTCATTTTCCTGTCTGATTAAACTGTATATCTCATTTTCTGCTGCCGAGACAAGTCTGTCAAGGCTGGCTGTTATTTTCAAGGTCCATTCTTTCATGATCTGATCTCCGGAGCTGTCATCGTGGACAAGGTTTCTGTATTCTTGCAATTCTTCTGCAATTCCGAGCATTTCCCACATGGGAAACATCCGGTGTATTATCTCCTTTATCCGCATTCTATCCTTATTTCTTATTGCTTCCACAAGTTCTTCCTTGTTCGCTTCGGATTCTTTTACAAGCATTGTTAATACCTTGCGTTTGTTTCCGGAATCCGATATGAGCGGCCTGAAATCTATTGATTGTGATTCAGGCTTGTTCATCTTTTCCATAATAGAGGACAGGAACAGAAGCAGTTCCGGGCTTGAAAAAGGCTTATGGATACATCCGGTGAAACCAGCCTTGATGAAATTCTCCTTCTCTTCATCTCCTCTTGCAGTCATGGCAGCTATCGGAATGCTTCGTGAACTGCCAATATTGGAGTTGCGCAGCAGATTGAGCAGACTGAAGCCGTTGGTTCCCGGCATTTGTATATCTGTAAGTATCAGATCATAATCCTCTTTTCTCAAAAGACAGACCACTTCTTTTACATTTTGGCAGGCATGACAACTGACTCCATTCCTTTCCAGGATGTCGCGTGTTATTTCCATCTGGACAGGATCGTCTTCCACGACTATGATACGGTGTGGAAGTCTTTTTGCCGGATCTGGAAGCGTTGTGCATTTTTCCTCAATTGTTTCTGATGTTTCTTTCAGCGGAATGCTCACCTTGAATGTACTGCCTTCTCCGATTTTGCTTTCCACGGAGATATTTCCTTTCAGTAAGGTTACGAGTCCTTTTGTAATGGAGAGGCCAAGTCCGAAACCTTCAGGACAAATCTCTACTGCTGCCCTTTCAAATGGAGAAAATATGCGTTTTAAGGTTTCTTCGCTCATGCCGATACCTGTATCCCTGACTGTTACTGTCAGAATATCGTTTCTGAATATGGCAAAGAATCCAATAGAACCGGATTCTGTAAATTTTATGGCATTGGACAGCAGGTTGCCGATTATCTGCTCTATGCGGTCCGCATCGCCGGTAACGGTAATGTCGGTTCCGATAAAGTCTCCGGATAGCATTATTCCCTTGTCATTGGCGATGCGTCCATATTCTTTTTCGATGTCTGAAAGGAAGGTATTCAAGCGGAATGGAATTTCATTTAGAGTTTCCTTGGCTTCATTCAAGCGTGACAGGTCCAGAAGGCTGTTTACCAGCCGCATGATATGTCCAGTAGAGCTCAGGATGTTGTTCAGATAGGAATTTCGTCGTTTTCTGTCTTTGGTATCCATTGCCAGCTCTGCACTTCCCCGGATGGCATTCAGGGGTCCCCGAATGTCATGAGAGAGCGTGACGATAATCTTTTTGCGTATCTCCAGCATTTTACGGTTATGCAGGTCTGAGTCCTCAAGTTCTTTTCTCTTGCGGTGTTTTCTGTGTATATCCCTGGTTATGAATATGGATAGGAACAAGGCGCACAATAAGGCTGCTGATGATATGATACATATTGTGTCGAATGCTTCTTCCCTAAGTTCAGAAACCCTTTGATGCCGTTCTGCAGTACGCTCCAGGGCGTCTTTTTCCAATTCATTGATCAGTCTGGAGATGTTCCGGTTGAGAATATGGTTCTTATGCTCAAGAGAGTCCGCGAGTGATTCAAAAAGCCGGTTTTGCTTTTCCAGTACCTCGTACATTTCATCCCCGAACTTTCGGATGTTATGGGTGTTATCGGTTTGTCCGGCTTTTTGCTGTACTGATGTTTCTGTTTCCTTCTGTTTCCTTTTCCGGGAAAAAAGGCGGCTTAGAAAATTTTTCTTTTCAGGTTTCGGCGGTTCCGTATGTAATATTGTAGCGGAAGAAGTCATTTTTCTTTCCAGTACCGGAAGCTGACTTGAGAGGATACTGTCCATCTGTGTGAGTACGGAAGGGATATTCTTCAAAGAACGGATATGGTCATGCTTTTGATTGAGCAGGAACTCGACTGTATCAATGCGTGCCTGCTGAAGGGAGTCGGTATATACTTTTCTCAGTTCATCAAGCATGAAGAAGACCCTGTTCTCTTTTTCATTATACTCTTTTTGGTCCGATATGTCACGCAGATATGCCGATTCGTTGTCCAGAAAGAGTGAAACAAGCGCTTTGAATGTCCTGCTGGTCAGTTCCCGTTGTGCAAGCATTGCGTTCTCTTCCGCTTCTGCTTCTGCAAAAACCTTTTTTTCATGCCATAAAGCAGCGATGATTCCTATAACCAGCAGTGTCAGGATAGTGTAACCGGCAAATATTTTTATTAGCAGGGAACCCGAAGGTTTTATTGGATTTTCTTTTTTCGTTTCCATAACCTTGTATCGTGATTTTTACAAAGTTACGGAGGTGACGATGAAGTGATGTTCTGATTACTAACGGATTTTTTCTGATTTTTATCGGACTGTGTCGGCAAGCAGTTCTTTTCTTAACTGCAAGGGAGTTTTGTTAAAATTCCGTTTGCAATAGTCGGAGAAGGTTGACTCTGACTTGAAGCCGTTGTTTTCCGCTACCCGATATAACGGTATCGCCGGATTTTTCAGCATTCCTGCTATTCTCTTTTTCTTCCTTTCACGCAGCCATTGTGATACGTTCATGCCGAATTCACGCTTGAACCGTTCCCGGAATACGGTATTCGACATGTGGCATTTTTTCGCGAGCTCCTCTCCGGTCATATTTGCTGTAACCCGTAAAAGGACTGCTTCTCTGAAACCTGCTCCCTTGAAATCCGGGATATATTTTTCTGCAAGACGGAAATCGGATTCGGTCATAAAAGAATCGTTTGTTTTCATGTGCCGTTTGAATTCGCTGATGACATTTCCGGCCATAAGGTTATACAGGAAGTTCAGGTGCGGATATTCTTCTTCCGGGCTTATTGCATGAAGAATTTTAGCGCAAACCAACAGGCCGTGGGCATTATGTATAATCCGCAAATCCAAATTTCCGCAGAATCCGAAACGAAGCGTTCGATTTTCAGGGAAAAGGACAAAACGAAGCGTTCAAAAAAGGAAAGCGCGCAACACTCAAAAAGCCGAAACAAAAGTTTTGTAATGACCTCTGTTTCGGCTTTATAATTTCATAAAAAATGGCTTTATAACGGCATTAAAATAAGGCTCAAAAGTTTGGCCTTCTACTTGAAAAATTGTATCTTTGTTCAGTGCTAAGCAGCTGTTTTATGAACTAATTTTTCCTGTTTCTTATACAGCATCATGTCTGTATATTCGGCAGAATAATTCATGTGGGCATTGAATTCCTTTTTTGTACAACCCTCAAAAGGATTGCCAATGGTTTTGTTTGCTCCAATCCATTCACACAGTTCAAGTATGGAGGATTTATTGGATGTGAAATAAACGAAGGAATGCTTTTCGAGTATCTTTAAAACATCCAAATAATCAGACAAGCGCCAATACATATTGTACGTACCAACATCAGTGGAAAGATAAGGCGGATCAATTAAAAAGACGACTCCGGGAACATCCTTATATTGGTTGAATACTGCTTTGTAGTCGCATGATACAATTTCAAGCCCTTTTAAGTAGTCAGAAGACTCCGGATAACCGGTCTTGCGAATGTTGTTATAAAGGACTTCCTTGCGCATTTCGGCTACAGACAATTTATACTTCATGGAGAACATAAGTGAGGATGATAAGGTTATAAAATCCACGTACCCAACATTTAGTTCTTCTTCCTCGATACGTTTAAAAATGCGTTCTCTAAGTTCCCCTTTAATTGGTTTATGTTTGGGTATCGAATTACCCACCAGCTCCCTAATATCGGCAAGCAGTTTATTTGTCTGTGGGATATTTTTCAGTCTGAACCGGTAGTTGTCGAAGTCATTGTAGACAACAGTAGCATCGGGCTTGCTTCTTTTGGCTATATGCGAAAGAAGTCCGGAACCGCCAAACAAGTCCACAAACACGGTATCTTCAGGGAACTGTTCCAAAACTTTAATAAACTCTTTAGCAAACATTCTTTTTTGGCCTACAAATGGCAGTGGTGCAGATAAATTCATATTCTTCATACGTTCAAGTCAAATTTAATGTTTTCAACTCCGGATAACAGTTCCAGAGTCCGGTCAATGTTATTTTCATATATATGCACATTTCCAAGGTCAAGGGTTATGGACTTCAGGGGAAGCTCCACCTGCCTTGCCATCAGATAAAGATGATAAATATCAGCCGGAAGCCCAAGGTTCGCATCAGAACTACGCTGATATGCAGATAGCACCAATTCTCCCTCATCAATTTGGAACTGCACAAGACTCAGGCAGGGTGCCTGGTTGCTTTCCACCCCGGTTTCTCCAAGAAACAGGACATAATTCTTGCTGTTGCGCTTTTCCCGGTTAATCCTGGTTATGAGGGGTGGAAGCTTTTCAAAGTAAGTTGGATAGCTGTTTACAAGGGTATGGCCGCAATAATCCCACCAGGTAATCCCTGCCTCTTTGTATTTTTCCACATCCCGGACTCCTTGCATAAACAGTTTCAATTCCTCTTTCAGCTTTTTCCTGGCTATCCCGTGGCTTTCAAATATGTCAAGTAAATCAGCGGGGGTTAGCATGAGCCTTTCGTTTAATAGATACTTGATACGCCCTTTCCTATTGGTCTGGATTTTGCCCGTTTGGAGTATCTTGTCTAATGTCTGGTAATACTTATTCATGAGCTTTATTTTTGGTTGTACAAAGGTAGCTCTACCGGACAACACAAGGCATCCCCGGCACATCAATCACACTGCACCGAGCGTGCAGTGCTTTCCAAACCGTTTGATAACATCATACACCTTACGTTCGCTTACCGAATATTTATTTGCCAAAAACGCCACTGCATAAGTGGTCTTTTCACCTTGTTTTTTCATGACCTCATACTCCGTATATAAGTCTATGAATCGAAGGTCATCCTGCTTGCCGCCCAAACTTATAAGCATTTCAAGCGGTTCTCTGTTAAATTTAAGTGCTTCAAACAATGTCATATCCAATCATTTTTGTACTTTTGCAATGCCAATCATTTATTTAATGCGTAAAAACGCCACGAGAGTGCGGCAGAGGGCATTGCCCCCGGTCGCGCACTCTCGTGGCGTTTTGTGTTAATAAATGATTGGCGTCTATATTAACAGGCCGGGGGCTTTTTTTATCCCTCCCCCGAAGGGATTGTCAATCACTCAATCCGATATAATTCCAAATTGAACTTGTCCTTTTTTTCCCAGCCTTCAGCCAGAACTGTCTGAATGAATCCTACTGCTTTTGTATAGAAATCTTTCAGTTCTTCTAACTGAGTAAAAGTATGGTATTCCGGTTGTTCATCCGAACCGAACTTAAACGTCACTGGCAGGGTTTCTCCGCCCGTCTGAACGGCCAAATCGTATGCTGCCTTATAGTTGTACTGGTTCTCCACAGAAAGCCATACATGGGCACCATTATAGGCGAATCCGGATAGGATAGCCGCATCAGTCTGGCTGTTATACCAGGACATAACCAATGTGTGGATTTCCTCATCAGTAGGCTTATGCCCGAACTCCTCTTCCATGTAGGAGGCAGAGCCGTTCTCTTTTTCCTGCACATCCCATCGGATGCGCCATTTGTCTTTAACCGGGTTCGTGCATTCCATCAGCGAAACCCCGGAACTTCCTTCAACTCTTCTCATGTAAACACGTATTTGGTTCTACCTTTGCCGAATGTCTCTGTCTTGATGGTCGTTTCAAACGGGAAACCATCCGGCATTTCCTTTACTTGTGCGAGAATATTCTTCATTTCCTCGCTGTTGGTGAAGAACTTCTTTGCCTCGCCGTTCACTTCGATGGCCACAATACAGCGGTCTTCTCCCTGCTCGGTTTTGATACCGGTCTCAAAGTCCTTCACTACAATGGGTAAGTTTACCAGTTCCCGGATGCTTACCACCACTCCGGGGAATCGCTTTTTACCGTCTTCCGGCTTGTAAGCGACATTCAAGTCTTTAAAACTTCTCATTTCTTTGCCTGTTAATTTTTTAAACAACTTATTACAGTCGGCGTGCTTCGTCATGCCGTAGAAACTGGCAATCAGTTCCCGCCGTCTTTTTCTCGATTTTACCTCGTGCATTTTCCGGGCAAACTTCTGTTTGATGCGTTTCCGCAATCTTACATAGTCGGGACGGATAACATAGCCAAGGAAATCAATGCCTTCTTCCACAGGGAACACCCGTTCATTCGGCTTTATTTCCAAGTCTATTTTTCCCATTTGCCCGTGAACAGCATCACGAATCTTCCACAATTCCGCTTTCGTTTTACCGAGTACCAGTCCGTCATCGCAATAGCGATAGTAATAACGAACCCCGTACTTATCCTTCAGATAGTGGTCTAAAAATACAGACAGAAGCAGATTTCCTGCCCCTTGTGAACTGCGCAGTCCGAAACTGATACCTTCCGGCAGCAGCTTAACAAACCGCTCCAACAAGACCAACAGCCTTTTGTCCTTGAACACCCTCCGGAAGCACCACATAACAAAGTCCTGCCGCGCATTGTCATAAAACCTCCGGATGTCAAATTTGTATGCGTAAAGCGTGCCTTCCGGATTTTTTTGCAAATCGGTACGTATGCAGTTCATCAGGTCATGAGTACCGCGCCTTTTGATGCTTGCACCGGTTGTCCGGATATAACGTTTTTGCAGGTGGCGGTCCACCACATTCATGATGGCAAACACAGCGATGCGGTCTTTCATGGACAGGATCTGCAAAATACGTTTTTTACCGTATTCTTCAATTTCCCTCTCATGGTAGCCGCCCAGCCGGAATGAGCCGTCCGCAATGGAAGCCGTCAGTTCGGTGATAATCTTCTCCCTATGGGCAAGCAGGAATCGTCCCTGCCTTGACCTCTTACGATCGGTTCCGCGAAGTACCGAATCGAATGCCTCCGACATATTGGAGTATTCGATGATTTCCTCGATAATATATCCTTCCCTGCGCATAAGCTATTGGTTAATAAACATGGAAGATGAGGGCCTTCCTTTCCCCGGGTCTGACTTCTTCGAACTGATAACAGCCTACCAAACTCCACCCGACGCGTGATTTTTCAGCTTTCCACCTTTTCTGGTGCTGTTGCTGTGGCTTGCTCCCCTCGGCACCGCTTCGGGGACACGTCCCCGCTGCTGTACGCCGATTTGTTAGATTTCCAGACGCGAGCCGACATTCGCATTCGTATTCGAAGCATCGTTATTCGCATTCGCATTCGACACACCGCCATTCGCATTCGCATTGTTGTACCCGCGATAGACCACACGGACTATTGGGGAACTCTACCGCTTGCAAAGTTACTGATTTAACAGGCAAAACAGATAAACGAATTACACTATCATCCAAAATAAAACGGATATACTGCCACCCGCGACGGTGAGCCCCCAATCAATCCAGTCCCAAGGACTTCCCCGAAGAGTATCTTTCAGTTCCAGACAGGAAGCTGCAATGGCCGCAGCATAAAAGGCCGTCCAAGGAGTAAATCCCAATAGACCTACCATCAAACCACCGATAAGATGCTTGTAACGGTTACTCATTTTTAAAAATGCGATAATCTTTTTCATATACCTCAAAATTCTATTTTTTCGACCGGCTTCGCCGGTATTTGAATACCTTTTAAATGGAATTCGGAAACCATCCGAATCCCGTTCTTTCGTTTT